ACGTTCTCGCCGGCCAAGACGTTGCGACACAGACCCATGAACCAATCGTGGTCAGGGAGCTGGCTTGTCATCCAATCGTACAGTTCGAACTCAACCGCCTCCATGATCTCCTTAACGAACAGAGATTCAAAGGCAGTATAGTCCGTTGCACTGTAGACGGCACCAACACTATAGAGCATATTCATAATATAGTCTGGTCGCTTTGAAACTGGGACTCTCTTAATGAAGGCCTCGTACTTGAAAACCACTTTCTCGATCAACTTGAAGATCGGGCCAACGCAACACTTAAAGGCATCAGTGCGCGAGTTGATTCCCCGGGCATGCTTGTATTCCGGGTAGGTTTCGTCCTTCACAAAGCTTTTGCAAACGTAGTCCTCCTTGTCCAGACCACGGTTGCGCTCCTCCCATATCTTCTTGAGTTCCTCCTTGCGCCAGGCAGGGTACGGACAAGACTCAAGCCAAGTCTCCAGCGACACGTCACTGTCGTAGGGCAATGGTGAGAAGTTCGAGCGCACAAATTTCCTAACAAACATCCGGAGGCGCTCTAGCTTCGCCGGATCAAAGGAAGGAGGTGCAACGGCAAATCGTTTGCACACCCCAGCAGCCACAGTCATTGGATCGTACGGGTCGGGTTCCGGCTCCATGTACCCCTGCAGATGGCAGCCAAGGGACACATTTACCGGTGTTCGTCTCTGTGGATCAGTCTCCGAGACATGCGAGAAGCGAACGGACTTCTTGATCGCACCAAGCGGGGGGAGAGGTACCTCGCCAACCCGATAACCATACGCCAACAACTTCCCTACTTCGGGACAGGTGGTGCCAGGGAAAACCCAAAATCCTGCTTAGCAACTCGGGTTTTCGTTTCGATGAACTTCGCAATAGCCACAAGAGCCGTGTTGTTCATCACGTCGGTAGCCTTTCCCAAAGGCAAATACTTACTGACGTTGACTGTGGCAATCCTGCCTACAGTGCCAAGGATGGCCGACACTGCGATATCGACTGAACGATCCATCCGCATGATGTCGGGGGTACAGAGCTGAGCTAGCACTTCATACGATATCAGAAGTCGCTCTGTTGTGGCAGTTCCCCAGGTGTCGTAGTGCTGGTAGCGTACCCAACCATACAACGCTTGATGCTTCAACTCACGTGCTGCAACCACATCAGCACGGAGATCCGGGTGTGCGAAATCGTGATGTCCGTCAAACGTGACTGTCCGTTGACATCCATTCCACAGATTCGCCCAAGCTGTGGTCATCATGCTGTGTGCAGCGGACGGATCAAAGAGGCAGATCACATTCGCACTGACAGCACTGACACCCATGCTTAGCGCACGCGCCCAGATGGACGACTGTTGGTTTCCCCATGTCGCAGAGAACCC